CCGCCACAGCGACAGGCTATCCGCAAACGCCCTGGCTGATTGACTTAAACGGGCATAAAGGCCAGCCGCTGGTTTTGCGGGGCGCGTCAGAATTTTTGGCGGTCAATTTGGCGGGGGAATGGACGGGCACACCCGCAGGGCTAAGCGTTTACATAAACGCGGAGTGGATAGAGATTTAGCAGTGACAGCAGCAAAAGGCGTCGTTAAGCGCAAAAAAATTGAGATTAACCAAAAAGAATTTGACGGGTCAATTTACGATGCCGACGGCAATCTGATAGCCGCAAAAAAAAAGAAAAAAAAGAAAAAAAAGAAAAAACTGTCCAAAAACCCGTATTGCACCGCCACGGCAAAACACACGGGTGAGCGGTGCGGTTTTAGAGTCACCGACCCGACACGCACAGTCTGCAAGTGGCATGGCGGCACGCGCAAACGAGGCGTAGCACATCATAAAACCCCGGGCACTATGTACAGTAAATTTTATAATGACGATGACAAAGAGATTGCCGACAAAGCTAAAGCAGCTTTAGGCACGGTAGACAAAGAGATTGAGCTGGCCCGTGTTTATCTTGCACGCGCAGTCAAAGGCGCGGCGGAATCCGTGGATGATTTGCGGCTGGAAGAGATCGAGGAGTCGGACGCGGGGATTAAAAAAAAGCATCGGCGTACGGATTGGGACGCGCTGATCTTGCGTTACAGCGACCGCATTGACCGACTGGAGCGGACGCGCAAAGAGCTATTGTCTGACACTAGCTCAGACACAACGCTTGTAATCGTAGGCGGGTTGCCGGATAACACGGACTAATGCCGACGCTGACAATCCCGACGATGCACAAAGGACAGATTGAGGCGTGGCAGTCACGCGGTCGTTTTAGTGTCGTGCGGTGCGGGCGGCGGTGGGGCAAAACGGACTACGGCAAAATTTTGGCATGTGATGGCGCAGCCAAGGGCAGGTCAATCGGCTGGTTTGCCCCGTCATATAAAATCATGAGCGAGGCATACGAGCAAATCATTGACACGCTAGCGCCAATAAAATCACGGTCAAACAAAACTGACGGCGTAATACGCACTATCAGCGGCGGGCGGATTGATTTTTGGTCGTTGGAAAATGAGCAGGCGGGGCGGTCACGGAAATATCATCATGCAATCATCGATGAGGCCGCCTTTGCAAAAAACAGCACGATGGAAAATATTTGGGACAAAGCCATTAAGCCAACGCTACTGGATTTTAAAGGCCGTGCCACGGTTTTTAGCACACCGAACGGGATTGATGAGGATAATTGGTTTTATAGGATTTGCACACAAAAAGAGTTTGGCTGGTCTGAGTATCATGCGCCAAGCCACTCAAATCCCTATTTGCCGGCAGAAGAGTTGGCAAAACTGGAGGCGGACAATCACCCAATGGTTTACCGCCAAGAATATTTGGCGGAATTTGTCGATTGGTCAGGCTGTGCGTTTTTTGACACAGGCAATATGCTGGTTGATGGGACGGCGGTCAGTATTGATAACCCGGTAGATTACGTTTACGCGGTCATTGACTCGGCAACAAAAACGGGCAAAGAGCATGACGGCACAGCGGTCATTTATTGTGCAATCAGCAAATATTACGGGCATCCGCTGGTAATTTTAGATTGGGATATTGTGCAAATTGAGGGGGCATTGTTGGAAACGTGGCTACCAACGGTTTATGAGAATCTTGAATCCATGGCGGTTATGTACCGGGCAAGGTTGGGTAGTGCCGGGGCGTTTATTGAAGACAAGGCCAGCGGTATGATTTTGATCCAACAAGCGCACCGCCGCGGCTGGGCTGCAAATGCAATTGACAGCAAACTGACATCGGTCGGTAAAGACGAGCGGGCGATCAGCGTATCGGGTTATGTCTATCGCGGCATGGTCAAGCTATGCCAAACAGCACATGACAGGCTAGTGACATACAAAGGGGCTAGCCGCAACCATCTTTTATCACAAATAGCGGGATTTAGACCGGGCGACAAAGAGGCATATAAACGTGCGGATGATTTGTTGGATTGTTTTTGCTATGCCGTGGCTATTGGCCTAGGCGATTCTAAAGGTTTTTAATGAGCTATATTGACATAAACGATAACGGCGGCATGGAAACGCCACTGCAACAAATGCTGTTGGCAGATAACATTGAGCCGGGAAGTGAACCAAGCTATCAAATTTGCAAAACAATTTACGAATATCACCCGCTGGGCAAACGGCTGATAGACACCCCACTGGACATTGCAATGTCCAAACCGCGCGAGATCACAATACAGGATTCGCCGGAAAATTCGGTGGCTGAAGCATTTGAAAAAATGTGGAAATTAATGAACGCTGACACGCACATTAAGAACACGGCACGACTAGCGGGAATTTATGGCGCGGCAACATTGTCGTATGACGTGGACGCTATAAACCCAATAACACAAAATGACTACGAAAAATCCGACGTTATCCCACCCGATGAACTGCACAAATTAGTGCCAATTTTCCACGAATTTGACCCGTTAAACACTGCCGGCTCTTTGGTGCTGGAACAAAACCCGCTATCAAAAAACTTTCAGCGGCCGGTTGGCGTGACAGTGGCAGGTGTAAAAATACACCCGTCGCGGTGCTGTGTAATCATGAACGAACAGCCAATTTACATTAGCTATACGGGGTCGAGCTATGGCTATGTCGGAAGATCTAAATACCAGCGAGCGCTATACCCGCTAAAGTCTTTTATACAGTCAATGATTACGGACGATTTGGTGCAAGAAAAAGCCGGATTGTTGGTGGCAAAAATGCGCCAGCCAAGTAGCATCGTTGACAAGCTAATGCAAAAAGCGGCGGATGTTAAGCGGCAACTGCTTAAAAATGCACGGTCAGGAAACGTGTTTAGCCTGGATTTAGATGAGTCGGTCGAGTCAATCAATCTGACGCAAATATCAGAGCCGATGACGGTTAGCAGAAACAACATCATCGAAAACATAGCCCTTGCGGCAGACGTGCCAGCCAGCATGTTGACGGGTGATAGTTTTGCAAAGGGCCTAAACGAAGGCGGCGAGGATGCTAAAAAAGAAATGCGTTATATCGACACAGTCAGAGAATCAATGAATGGGTTGTACGCATTTATGGACAAAATATGCATGAGATTGGCATGGACACCAGAATTTTACGACAACATTGTGCAAAAATTTCAGAACGATTACGGCGGCATGACATTTGACGCGGCATTTTACAAATGGTCAAACTCGTTTGAAGCAAAATGGCCTGATTTGATAGAGGAACGGGAAGAAACCCGGTTAAAAGCAGAAGAAATTAGATTAAAAGGTTCGGAAATCGTATTGGACAAAATGGCCCCGATGCTAGACCCGGTAAACCGTGCGGCCTTGATTGCATGGGTGGCAGACAACATCAATGAGCTAAAAATCACGTTTCCAAACAAATTAGAAATTGACGAAGAGGCTTTGGCGGCCTATGTGCCACCTGAGCCGATAGAACAAAGCACTGACAATGTGTATTAAATGCGCTTAAGCTTTAAGGCATTAGTACGCAATGCCGTGGCTGACATCATGGCACAGGGCTATGACAAAGCTAGGCACGACTGGGCATGGTGGATATTGCTGGCCTTGCGGCGCGATTACCCGCCAACCAAAAAAGCGGCTGAGCGGTTGACCGCAAGCTATCAGCGGGCAACACAACACGGCGCGATCAAAAAAATAGCCCCCCATGCAGGACAACAAAACATTGACCGAATCAAATACAAACTGGCGCAAGAGCTAAACGACACTATAAGAGCCGCTGACGATATTATCAATTTGCATAGGCAAACGGCAGAAGCCGACGTACAACGGCGGTTTATCGGCTGGGCATCCAGTGACCCGACAATAGTTGACCAGCGGCAAGTCACGTCATACATAGTCAAGCCCATGGTCGATTTGACCAAAAAAGAAAATAATGTGATAACTGACCAAAAAAGGAAGCTTGAACGCAAGGTTGCGACAATCATAGCCAAAGAATCCGGCGCAATAGCAGGAATATGGCACAGCAATTTTAGAGAGCCAGATTACAATTACCGTGAAGTCCATAAAGAACATGATTTGCAAGGCACGGTTTTTTTATTGCCGGACAATTGGGCAACCCAAAACGGATGGGCAAAAAAAACCAAACACGAACAGCCTGGTGAATTGCCAAATTGCAAATGCTATTACCGCAAATACATTTACAAGTTAAAAGACCTGCCAGAACATTTATTGACCGCCGCCGGAAGAGAAAAAGTCGAAAATGAACGAACTTGATATAGCCAAACAAATAGCCGCCGGTGAAATAGAATCGCCGCAAAAATGCGAAAACATGTGGCTGTTTGCCTTGCGTATCACCGGAACAGGCGTGGCGTATCGTGACAAACTGGACGAATACGTTTACAGGCCACCTGAAGAATATTTAAACCCTAAGTTTATGGAGCGGTGCGCGGGGCTACCGGTGATCTGGTTTCATCCTGACAACAAAACCGAATTATTAAGCTCAGAAGAGTATGGCAAGCGCAATATAGGCAGCATTATGTTTGCCTATAAGCTGGGTAATGAGGTGTGGGGTATTGCACGGATTTATGACGAAACTGCGGCAAAAGAAATGCAGGAAACCCAATTGTCCACTAGCCCCGGGGTAATCTTGTCAGATAGCAGCTTGAACAAAATAAAAAACAATGATAGGTTAGATAAAATTTTAATCGAAGGCGAAGCCTCGCATATCGACCATTTAGCCATTTGTTTGCATGGCGTTTGGGATAAAGGCGGCGAACCTTTGGGCGTATCAACTCAAAAAACGGTGAGAACAGACTCAATGGACAAAATACCAGAAGAAACAGCCCCAGAAATGTCGGCGGGCGAAAAAGCCATTTTAGGCATGATGGAGCAAATTATGACGCGCTTGACGGCACTTGAAAGTGCTGAAAAGAAAGAAGCCAGCGGGCATGAAGAAGCCGCCGCAAGTTTAGGCGACCCTGAAAAGGCAATTGACAATGCCGAAGATATGGAGCGCAACAAAGCGCAAATTGACGACGATGATTGTCATAGCGACGACAGCAAAACTAAATTTGCTGACGATGATGACGACGAAAAATCAGACAAAGAAAAAAAAGAAGAAGAAGCCAAAATTGTGGCGGATTCTTTGGCAAAAGAAAATAAATTGTTGAAATCAAAAATTGCAGCCATTGAAGCACGCCTGCCCGTCATCCTTAACGATGCTGAACTTAACCAGCTTAGCGAAGCGCAAGCCCGTGCGGACTCGGTGGCCCATGCGTTTGGCACTAAAGCCCCCGCCCCTATGATGGGCGAAAGGCCATTGTCTTACCGCAAACGGGTTGTTGAAATGTTTAAGAAACATTCAAATGACTGGAAAGGGATTGATTTAGGCAAAATTATGGATGAAGCCACCTTTGGCATAGCCGAACGGGCAATTTATGCCGATGCAACCGCAGTGGCACAAAACCCCGCTTATTACGAAGGCGATGGGCTTATTGAAAACGTCCAAAAATTACGCGGCGGTGGCGAAATCAGCACGTTCAAAGGTAGTCCATCAGCGTGGATGAACCAGTTTAAAGCTCCGTCCCATAAAGTTTCTTTTGCAAGGATAAATAAATGAGCATTACATTAAATCCAATGCTACCCACCAATGCCGCTGGTGGGTTTAGCGTATTATCAGACGGCTATGTGCAAGGTATGGCGCTGCAAGAATCGGCGGTGCGGTATCAGTTAGCCAATGGTTTTATTGGTGCTAACGAAACATACCCCATGTGGGGCGGCGTGGCAGTCACCGAAACAATAAAATCAGACCCGCGCGGAAACCAGATCACACGGGCTACTACCTCTTCGACAAATGGCGTTGGGTCAATCAATGGTTTTGCAGTGGCAAACCAAGCCCATAGTTGGTTGACGACACCTCAATCCCCTGTGCCAAGCGGGCAGCCCGGACAAACCGCTAACTTTTATCGTTTGGGTTCTTTGGCAAAAATTCCCGTTAAATGTGATCCTGCATTTGCAGCAACATTAGTTGGCACACAAGCGGGCGGCGCATTAGAAGTGGCGGCTGGCTGGGATTTTGTGGGTCAACAATTGATTGCAGCAGAAACGGCAACCGCAGCGGTGTCGGTGTCGTCGGCAACTGTAAGCACCACTACCGGCCTTGTCACATTAACATTGGCATCAGCGGTTACAGTCCCTGCCAATGATTACATAAATTTGTCCGGCTTTGTGCCGCTGGTTTACAACGGGTCATGGCAAGTGGCGGCAGCGGTATCAGCCAGCACAACCGTAACTTTTTACGTGCCGGTTGCCACGGCGGTTGCAAACCCAACAATCACACCAAAAGGCCAGCTTAATGCGTTTGGCGGCACACTGAACATTAATGTAATTGGCCTAAACATCGGCAACAGCCGTACTATCGTTTACAACGACCCGCTGGCTGGCGGCAATGGCAATCTGTACTGGAACGAAACCGGTACAGTGGCACTAATTCAAATTTAAGGGCAGACAATGAGCGCAGATATTACCCCTTCATGGGCGCAGGTACATCCTTCGATGGTATTGCCTGAAATCATCATGCAATACCAACAAGCTTCTGGTGCATTTAACATGTTGCCCAATTGTGAACCGTTGGTGCGTTTAGGCAAAGGCATGTTGCAAGTTTATGCCAAGGTAATGAACATCCGAACAAAGTCAACCGCAAGTACCCATGCGGCTAACATTTTGCCGGGGGTTTCAATAACCAGCAAAATGATTAACGTACCCACCTATTTGATACGGTCGGGTGCGGATTACGACCATCACGATATTGAATCGGCAAACAATTGGGGTTATTCATTGCCAGAAGCGCAGCGGCTTGGCATGAGGCAAGGCATTTATCAGATTATGAGAAACGCTTTGTTGTACGGGATGAACCCGTCAACCGGCGAAGGTTTGGCAAACACCGCAGGCGCTACAGCAGTCACATTGCCTCCTGACTCAAACGGCAACCAAAACGTGAGCACCTATGACCCCGGTCAAATGGCAATTTTTTTGCTGACACAAATTGGTGCATTGAAAGCCCGAATGATGCATATTGGTATGCCAACAAAAATTCGCATTTTGACACCACAGAGGGTACAAAGCCAATTGACGTACAGCGGCATTGTCCAATTAACCCAATTTCAACGCGAAGGCGCAGGAACAGACACCGTGGCTGGCATGGTCGAACGGGTTGCCGGTGAAGTGGCTGGCGATGATGTTGAATGGGAGTTAGATGATACATTGATTGGCGCAGGAACGGGCGGCACTGATTTAATTATTATTAATGCGCCCGTGGTCAAAAAGCCAATAAGATCAGGAATCAACACTAACGAATTTGCTACGCTTACCCCTGGCATGGAGGCGACCGTATTGATGCTGTCGGATATGTCAGCCCCAATGGAAATCGTGTCGCCGTTGTCACAAGGCGGCACAAATGTCATTTCCGAAATTCGTGTGACACCGGGCTGGGGATTAAGGCCAGAAGCAATTACTTTAATCAGCATGGCGTATTGATTATGAGATTGTTTGTAGCCAACACAAGCAAACAAAACTTTATATTTAATTACAAAGTTTTTGGCGACCCAATAAACAAACACGTTAATATTGAGGCTGGAAAACAGGCACAATTGCCCATTGATTTTCAGCCGGAAGATATAAGCTACATCATTAGCCAATACGAAGTTTACGGGTTTATCAGTGCCGACAAAGTTAAATCAACAAAGGAATTTGTTGGGCTTTGTTACAGCATTGACAAGCCAATAAATATTAATTTGATCGAATTGGCGTTTACCCATAATGACCAATATTTGGAAGAATTGGGTAAAAAAATCCGCATTGAGGCGGCAGTTGCAATGAACAACCAGCTTGAAGAATCGGCATTGGGAAAAACCGGCGACTTTAAAACATCGGTGGTTGAGGATAAGCAGATAGGAATTGACAAGCCGACATTGGCGGAAGGCGTGATAGTGTCAAAAAAGGCAAAGAAATAAATGCCTACGCTGGCGGACTATCAATCATTTATCCAATGTGTTGTGGGTATAGGGCCGCAGTACCTATGCCCTAACAGCGATGTTGTCACAATGACATATAACATAGCATTGGATATGGTTAATTTGGATATTGCCAACATTAGCAGCATTATTTACGACCAATGCGTTTACAATTTAGCCGCAGACCATTTAATAAATTTTGCCCAAGACAACTACGGGCAAACATTTTTTAGTGATTTGCGGTCAACTTTAAAAATAAACAGTTTTGCCCCCGGCTTGATAAGCGAGTCACATGACGAAATCACCGGACAAACATTGCTAAATCCAGAAGTCATGAAAAATTTATCTTTGGCTAATTTGCAAAACTTAAAAACGCCCTATGGCAGAACATACCTGCAATATGCGGCAACCTACGGCACTTTGTGGGGCGTTTCATGATGACGTTTAAGCTTGGTGTAGAAAATGTTAGCTACCTAAGCCAAGGGTTTATTGCCAAAAATAAAGACGCACAAAACCAAACAACTGGCGAAGCGGCTGATTCGATTGAAAAACAAAACAGCAAAAATGGCGGAAAAGGTGTTATGCAATGTTTTGTTGAAATGATGGAAAGCGAAGGGTTAGCCGATATGATCGGTCAAGCTTATCTTGATAAAGTTCAATCTGGCACAAATGAACCTATTTTTTGCAAGCCATTGCAAGAACGGTTTAAACAAGAAATTTTAAACCAGCAATTTAATGGAAAAATAAAACAAGCGCCAAATAAAAGCGCATTAATGAACCGTTCGCGGTTTAAAAAACACCAGCGAATCATGAACACGCCATTGTTTGACTCCGGCATGTATATGAAGTTCTTTAGGGCTTGGTTGTGAGCATCCAAGAAATAGCGGCAACCCAAGGCTCTCAAATGAGCGCGGCTTTGGTGCAGGGCTTAAACGAACTGTCCGGAAATCAGACAGTCACGTTTAACTTGTATGTGCAACAAATATTGCCGGTTGACGGGTTTATTTTTTGGGTAAATGCCAGTTTGTTGGCAATCCCGCCCGCCAACATGCCTTTGTCTCTGCAAGTTGAAGGGTCGGTGCATTACGATTCCAACCAAGGGCAAAGCGAAGACGAAACAATTGCCGTACAGAATGTGGTGTTTACCACCAATGTGGAGATAGCACCGTTTAATGACATTGAATCCACCACCATGTATTTAGGGGCAATGGATGATTTGACATTTAGTTTTACGGCACGGACAAAATTTTATCGGCAATCAGGGCTTTACCATTATTTTGGTGACGCAACGTATCCGGCAATGTCCACGCAGATCATTAACGATGCGGCGGCACTTGCCAACACCGATAAGGTATTGTCAAACAGCCTGCCCATTTGGCTGGCGCTTAATGCAATAATGCCTGTTTATCCGGCGTATCTTGTGCCAACCAATTTAACACCCCCTTATGCAGTGGTGAACATTTTGGACGGCTCACAAGAAGCGTGGCAATCCTACCCATACATTGATAGCGACACCGCCCATTATCAACTGATAAAAGAAACGGCAAAAATTGTTATTTATGGTTTGCGTAATGATCAAGCGTTATTGTTTGTAGATTACGTTTTAAACGAAAGCCTAAAAGAACAGTTTGGCATTACCAATTGTCCGGTCGTTAAAGATATGGTGCGGACACAATCAGAGTTGAATATTCGTGGCATGAAAAAAACAATTGATTTTGAAGTGAATTATTACCAAACAGTTGCACAATCGATTGCGCGGCAATTGATAACAACGTGCATTCCAACCGTATCATTTAGCTGAGTAAATTTATGAATGTTGCAAAATTGACCGCCTATGTGGCAAAACTGACATCAACCAATGCGATGACACCGTTAAATGTTGCCCCTGAAGGCGCATTAATCACAGGTTCAAGCACCAGCACTGCATTAAACGTAACGGCTGCAACTGTCATCAAAGCCGGGCAAGGCAGGATTGCCAGATTAATTGTCAACACCGCTGGCAGCGCGGCAGGAACAGTCAGCGACGTGGCGACAACCGGCGGCGTGGCTGCGGCTAACCTAATATTTAATATCCCAACCACGGTAGGCATTTATCTGGTTGATATGCCATTTGCAAATGGTCTGGTGGTTACACCAGGCACAGGCCAAGTCATTTCGCTTTCTTACATTTAAGGCTTGCAAATGAGCAATATTGTCAATTACAACATAAGCGTACAGCAAGCCCCCGCCCCAAGTGCGCTACTACAAACCGGTGCTGTCGTGTCAGTGGGCGCAACTACATTAACCCCGTATGTCGCCGGAACGGCTGGCGTTGTATTGGGCAATAACGCGCAAGGCTCGGCATTTTTGACCAATGCGGCGGCATTGGCGGCATTATTGGCAGCATCAAAATCCATCAGCACAATGACATGGGCAAGTGGCACGGTAACAGTGACAACTGCAACGCCGCACGGCTTATTGTCCAGTGAAGCCAACATATTGCTGACATTGTCCGGCAATACGGTCACTGGTGGAACAGCGCCAGCGGGTTATAACGGTACGTTCCCATGCACCGTAACCGGCACATCAACATTTACTTACCCTTATGCGTCAAACCCCGGCACATTGGTAACTGGCGGCACAATGCTTATTGCCGATGAAGCGCAGTTGCAAAATCAAGTTAATGAATATTTTACGCAAGCGGGAGGCGCCCAAAGCTCCCCAGTTGGCATTTATGTGTTGGAATTGGGCGACGTAAACCCCTCTGATGGCATAGCATTATTAAATTCATTTAGGGCAAACAACCCTAATCTGATTTACACGTTTTTGTTGCCAAACGAATGGGCAAGCGATTTGGCGGCAGCCACGGCATTTGCCAGCATGATAAGCGCCACGTCAACGCCAAACGGGCAAGTGTATTTTTACTTTAACATCAGCAACACAACTAATCTTTGGACAGGAAAAAAGAGCGCGGTGGTGTGCAAAAACTCGCCAAATTCCTCCGGCACTGAATCATTAGCGGCGGCATTGATGGCTATTTTGCTAAATTATTCGCCTTCTTTGATTCATCGTGTGCCACAAGCGGCTTATTCGTTTTTATACGGGTGTACTGTTTACCCCAGCAACAGCATCGATATGGCGGCTATGGAAGCCAACAATATCAATTATGCGGCAAGCGGCGCTGAGGGTGGATTGTCGAATGTGATATTGAAAAAAGGCGAATACTCGGACGGAAACCAGCTTAATTACTGGTATGCAATTGATTGGTTTGATATTAACGGACATATTGACCTTGCCAATGCAATCATTAACGGGTCAAACAACACGCTCAACCCGCTTTATTACACACAGCAAGGTATCAACACGTTGACAGCGGTATTGCAACGCACGGTCAATCGTGGCGTTTCGTTTGGGCTGATTGGCGGCGCGCCGGTGGTCAATGCAATCCCATATACAACGTACACGCAAGCCAATCCTAACGATTATTCACAGGGCATTTATAACGGTTTGTCGGTGACGTTTGCAACGCAAACGGGATTCTTGACCATATCATTTAGCGTGGTTATCGCCACCAACACCGCACAATAAGGAGCAAATATGGCAAACCCAAGAATTGCACAAGGCACAATCAACCAGATAAGGGGCAGCATTGTTGTCCCGAATAACACCAACCTTAACATTACCGCGCCGCAGCTTGGTAAAGGAAAAATTGCCATTCGATTTACGGGGCAAACGGCATCGTTGATTTTGACCGCCACCGGCGCGGTGCAATCGCCTGAACCTTATGTGATTGTTGAGGTTACGGCCGATATTTTAAAAACGACCGGCATGGCACAAGCATATCGCGGGCAAACCGAACTAAACACCAGCTTAGGCGAAATCAGGGTAGTTACCGACACATCGGCGTTACAAGATTACACATTTAGCAATTGTGCTATTGTGTCGGTGGGTGATTTGCCACTAGACGGCACAGCCGTTGAACAACGGATAACCATCCAAGGCATTTACTATATCAATAGCGACATGTGGAACGCATGATAAACAAACAGCTTAACCTTGTTATTCCGGTTGATATAAAAGATACAAGCGGATGGGTGCATTCAACACCCATAAGTAATGAGGTGTTTGAAAAATATTTTGAACCCATGAGCATAGCATTAGAGCGGCTAGGCGGCAATCTGGTAAATGCGCCAAAAATAGCGGCTTTTATGCTTAAGAAAGTGGCAAAATCACTTGATGAATGGGATGGTTCGGATGGCGTGGAAAACGGCCTGATGAATGAAATTAGGCGCCTGACTAACGTCATTATGCCCAGTGATGCGGGTTGGCAAACCATCCCTTATTACACCGCCATACAACGCGGGATGCTAGAACAAGCCGACATACAAGAAATTGACGGGGCTATTGTTTTTTTTACCTTAGCCTATGCCGTGTACGGGTCGAAACGGATGGCTATGATTTTTCCGATATTGGAACGATGGGGCGGGCAATCGCAATCATTGAGCTGTACGGCATTCACCGATTCATTGCCGACATTGACAGAGGCAGACAGTTTTACCAATCAGGCGATCATGTTATAAGCCACCATCTTGATTGGCTGGCGGATGAAGGCATAGGGGAATTATTTAAGAAATTTAACCCTGACCTTAATTATCAATCGGCCCATGAGTTTAGGCAGCGTTTTTTGATACGGGAATTAAAAAAATATGGCGCTTAAAACGATTGTAGAAATCGAGGTTGACGACTCAAAATTTAAAGCGTGGCTTGAAAAATCCCACAAAGTCACCGTACAAGTGGGCGCACAAGGCAATTTATCCGCCCCGCAAGCCCCAACAATTACCGAATCCCCTAAGCCCTCCTCAATCCCTCCCTCCACAGCAACCAACATGCCTGGTGTTTCGTGGACATACCGGCAAGCACCGCAACCGAACGCCAATGCAAGCGCGCCTAATACGGGGTCGCCGCGACAATCATCAATTGGCACATGGCAAACGCCGTCTTATACGGCACACCCTAATAATGGTTTTGTCGGGCCTATGCCACAAACGGGCCAGGTCAATGCAGCCGCAAAAACTCAGCCTTCAGTTACAGGCTCTCCGCGACAATCATCAATAACTAACAATCTTGCAAGAAGAAATGACGGATTTGGTCCAGTAGAATTGTTGCGCGGCTCGTTAAGCCTTTATGGGCATGGAGCCGATATGTTAAAAAAACCCGTGGACAGTTTTGTTCATGGGTTAAAAGACGCAACAAAAACGCTGGCTAAATTTACCTTTGGCGTAGGCGTGGCGGCAACATTTTCTGTTGGGAAAATGAGCAGTGACTTAGAAAAAAAGTCATTTACAGCGCGTGGTTTGGGGCTAAATTTAGGGCAAAAACTGGCATTTGAAAATGCGTACAGGCCAGTGACAGACCCGGAAGCTTTGCTAAGCAAAATACAAGAAGCGCAGGTCGATTTGCAGCACACCTACAAGCTTTTTACCCAAACAACGGGCATGAAAAAAGAAGAGCTGTATGGAAAATCAACCACCGAAATAGGTGGCGCATTAGTCCAAAATTTTAAAACGCTTATTGACCAGCTCAAAAGCCAATATGGGGCGGAGTGGAAAATGGCATTGTCGCAACGCATGGAAAGCCAAGGATGGGGGCATTTTTTTTCAGCGGAAGATGCAACCCGGCTTGAAAGAATGCCGGCCGAACAAGTTGGCGGTTTTCAATCTGATTATGAGTCAAAATTAAAATTATTGGAAATTACCGACAAACAAATAACGGAATGGACTAGATTAAACCAAACGCTTGATATGGCTGGAAATGAGCTTGAAATTAATTTTATGAAACGGATTATTGAGCTTAGCCCTGAATTGATTAAACTGACCACCGCATTAAAAGATGACGTAAACCAATTGATTGGGTCTGATAAATTTAAAGATGGAATAACCAGCGTGGCAACCGGATTGCATGACCTTGGCAATTATTTGTCGTCTGAAAAATTTACAGCTTCAGTTAAAGGATTTGTTGAATTTGTTGAAAAAACAAGCGATATTTTTAATTTTGAGCCTACAAAACCAAAAAGTATTATTGAAGCTTTAGACGCGACAAGTTCCCATTTTGGCGCAATTGGGGAAGGAATAGACAAAGGGTTAGGCCCAAGAAAAAAACTGTCTGACAATTTGTTGTTTAGGTCGGTTGGCAATGTCAAAGAATGGGTAAAAGAAGGGTTAAAAAGTTCCACTAACAGCGCATTTGCCAAAATGGAAGGTGCAGAAAATTTTTTGACCGGTTTGATTTTGCATGAATCGGGCGGCAACCCAAACGCCAAAAACCCAACATCATCAGCGGCGGGAATTGGTCAAATTACAAAAGCGACAGCCCAGCACCTTGGCATTAACAATGTTTACGACCCTAAAGAATCCGTCATGGGCATGATCAAATATCTGGATGAGATTGCCCAAAACGCACAAAAACAAGGTGATGCAACCCCTGAACAATTGTTAAAAGGCTATCATTTGGGCGCAAACATTGATTATAACCGCACAAAAGACACTCGCTATGTAAAAGAGGCAATGGTTAAAATTCAAAACAACTCTTCATGTGACGTTAGTCTTGTCACCAATAGGATTTGCCAATGAGCGGCCCCAATTTATTGCTTAATGTTTGGCGTATGGGGTTTGAAGCATCCCCTGTCATATTGACAGGCGGGATTGCTTCGGCGGTCAATGGCGGTTTGTTGCCTATCATCACATTGACAGAATTGGGCGGTGCATCAACGATATTCAATCTTATTAACGGGCAAATACCTGACATTGATAGTTTGTTTGCCCATTGGGATTTGATAGGCGGCTCTATGTTGATGAACAACAGCATAGGGAAATACCCATTTGCAAACCAAGTTATTGCCGCCAATGCCGTCATTAGGGAAGCGTTGACCGTATCGCTAGTGATGCATTGCCCCGCCAAACAAACAGGCTCAATGCTTACCAAATTGCCCACATTGACGGCTTTGAAGCTGGCACTTGATTATCATATTCAAAACGGCGGAACTTTTACGGTGATGACCCCGGCTTATATTTATACGGGTTGTTTATTGACCGCCATAATGGACATTTCACAGGGCGAATCAGCACAACGTCAATATTCATTTCAGTTTGATTTTGAACAGCCATTGATTGCCGAACCGACAGGCAATGAAATGGGCAATTTAATGTCAAAAATTACCAAAGGCATCCCCATAAATCAAGAATTAACATTGCCCTCTATTTGGGGCGATGTTAAAACGGCGGTCAGCCCCGCTTTGTCCGACATAACAAAATTATTGGGTATATGACCAGTTACGATTTTTATCAGCCAAATAATGATGCATTTCAGTTTCAGCCCATATTAGATGGCAATGCATACAATGTGATTGTGACGTGGAACATATTTGGCATGAGGTATTACATTAACATTTATGACCAATACAACAATTTTATTGTTTGTATGCCTGTTATTGGTAGCACTTCTGAAAAAAACATTAGCATGACTGCCGGGTATTTCAACACCCAACTTATTTACCGCTCTGATTTGGCGCAATTCATTACATTATGAGGGCGTATAACTTATTGATAACCGACAAAAACGGAAACGCATTTAAGCAATACACCAGTTTTAATAGTGACGATAGCCCAAATATGTCGGCACTTAACATTGAATTTGACGCGCCAGTATCGTTTTATTCGATAGCGGAAAATTCGGCATCCGTGACCATCTATGGCATATCAGTCAAAGACATGATGGCGACCAATGACATGGTTGGCATGACATTGGATTTATGGGGCGGTATGCAGCGCGGGTTGCCTTTAGCTAATCCTGCACAGCGAGGATTGTTGTTGCATGGGGCAATTATCCAATGTTACAGCAACTGGATAGGCACAGGTATGATGCTATCATTTGTGGTGATGGCGGACACGGGAAACACATTAAAACCTGATAATTTAGTTTTTAGTTGCCAGCAAGGAACGTCAATTGTTGATGCGGTTGTACAAGCATTAAGCCCGGCATACGGATATAGCCCAATACCGCAGAAATACCCGTACAGCCCAATAACACCTAGCCAAAAATTTACAATAAACAATAAGGTTAAAGGGTCTTACATAGCCAAAGCGCCTTTGCACCATTATGCCAATAATTTGGGTGAGTTTGCCCGGTACATAAATCAGCTTACGCTAGGAGCAATTGATTTTTTTGTGGCTGGCACAGATGTTTTTATTTTTGATGCGCCAAACGACAAAAAACAACAAAAAATAAATTTTACTGATTTGATTGGTCAACCCGCATGGGTGGCAAGCGGCACGGTGCAGCTTTATTGTGTCATGCGGGGAGACTTGGGTCTTACTGACCAGATTGTTTTGGATAGCACGCCCATAGTTTCATCGGCGGCGGCGTATACCCAGCAAAATTCAATCAATAAATTTGGCATGACTTTTAAAGGCATATTTGAAATAATCAGGGTTCGGCATTTTGGTAATTTCAGAAGCGAAAATGCATTGGATTGGATTACAACGCTTGATTGCATTTATGTAAAACCATCATGATTGATTATTCAAAACGTTTGCCGTTGCAATACAGCATGGGCAAATTGATAGACAAAAAGATTAACTCGGCATTGCAAAACAACGGGGAAATTTTGCCATGTTCGGTGGTTGAAATTGACGGGGCAATAGTCACGGTCAGTTTTCAATCTCAATTGCCGCCCAATTCTCCGGGGTTGTCGTCTTTGCCACAGGTTCAAATGCCATTGGCGGGAGCGGAATATATCCGTTATCCCATAAAGGTGGGCGACAAAGGATTGGCAATGTCCGCTAATGTGTCAATTGGCATAATTAGCGGGCTTGGCAATCAATCAAACGGATTGATTGAGCCGGGCAATTTGTCCAGCATGGTTTTTTTTCCAATTGGTAATGTTGATTGGGCTGATTTTGACCCGCAATCATTGACGTTGTATGCTTCGGCAACGGGCGCTTTAATAAAAATATCACCCAACACAATAACATTGTCAATTGGCGGCACATCATTAATTGTGGCATCGTCAGGCGTTACCATAAACGGTAATTTGACAGTGACCGGAACAGTGACGGGACAAGGCACGAATTTACACACCCATACGCATGGTGGCGTACAAACAGGTGGTAGCAACACAGGAGCGCCCAATTGAGAACTTACGGCAGAATAACCAACCCAGACGGCAGCAAAACATGGCAAATGGTGCAAACTGATGCAAACGGCAATAATGATGCGGTTTGGATAACAACGTTGATGCAATGCTTGTTGTTAAATTTAAAGGAATCGCCATTCTTTACAAATTATGGCATACCCGCCCAAGCATCCGTTTTAACGCAAATGTTTCCAGATTATTATGTCAATCAATTGCAATCGCAATTTGCCCAATATTTTGCAAGCCTTATCATCGCAAAAATACCCAATTTAACTACGCCAAGCTATGGCATTAGCATCATAACCAATAGCGGCGCAACCATTAGCGCAACCATACCTGTATGAGCATACCCATTTCCATGACCGCAGCGGGGGCGCAACCCACCCCGCCGGACGTATTAAACAGCACATTGATTGCCATTGTAACCGCTTCAATGCCGGGGTTTACGCCTAATTTGCCCGGCAGCCCCGTGGAGGATTTGTTAAGCACTGGCACAGGCGCATTGATCAGTATTGACCAGGCTCGGGTTGATTTGATCAATTCATTGACCCCTTATGGTGCAAATGAATTTTTGCTGAACCAATTGGCGCAGGTTTATGGCGTGACACAAGCGGTTGCTTCCAATGCATCAGTAGAGGTGACATTTACCACGCCAACCACGGGCGGCACTAGCGCAATAGATTATGTGATACCCTCAGGGTTTACTGTGTCGGACGGCACTAATGAATATGCCGTAGTTGTTGGCGGCATCATTCCAAGCGGCGGCAGTATCACGTTGTTTTGCGTTGCCACGTCATATTTTACGACCACACCGGCAGGGGCGGGAACGGTGACAAGCATCACAACATCTATACCGACCCCCTATGCCATAACATGCACCAATCCGGCGGCGGTAACTCCGGCTACCAGCGCACCCACAACGGATGCATGGCGAACACAAGTAATAAATGCAGGGCTTGTACAAGCCACTGGTTTTGCCAATATGCTAACCACATTGCTTGAAAATATTGGCGTTCCCAATTATCTGATAACTATTGCCCAATCAAGCGGAAATTGGAAAATTATTGTAGGCGGGAACGCTGACCAATATCAAATTGCTTACGCCATTTATTATGCGTTGGGCCCTATGATAAATTGGCTTGTCGGGTCTTCGACCACGGCAAGAAATAAAATCATATCGGTTATTGACGGGTCTAACACTTACAATGTGAAGTACATTGCATCATCGGCGCAAAATGTAACTATGGCGTTGACATGGAACACCATAGGGGTAAATGCGGTGGCTGGCAATGCCGTTAATCAATTAGTTGCCAATGCATTAATAAATTACATCAATACATTGCCAATTGGCGCACCAATAAACACGCTGGCAATGCAAGAATTGTTTGTCAGTTCAATTGCGTCAATTGTTCCGTCAACACAAATAGACAGGCTTATTTTTGTCGTGTCAATCAATGGGGTTGTAACCGCCCCGGCTACCGGAACACAAGCCATTTATGGCGATCCTGAGCTTTATTTTACGACCACCACTACGGGCATAACGGTGACACAAGGATGAACAATAAACTAATCCCCGCCTATGTTTACCAACAATATGCGGATGATGCGTATATGCAAGGCATATTTGCCGCATATAACAGCATTGCACAGGATTATTTGGATTGGTTTGCTAATATAGGTTTGCCCATTTATACGGGGTTAAGCGGGCCGTTATTGGATTGGGTGGCTACTGGGTTATATGGGATTATCCGACCGACATTGCAAACCGATTATGTGCCAAATAAAGGCCCGTTTGCTTCAGTCAGTTTTGCTGGCGGCGTTCCGTATGCTGGCGGCTTAAATAGCAAAAGCCAATCAACAACAGTGACGGATGACATTTACAAACGAATTATTACATGGAGCTTTTACAAAGGCGATGGGCAAGTTTTTAATATTCCATGGCTTAAACGCAGGATTATCCGTTTTTTATATGGCACAAGCGGGCAAGATGTTGCTATAGCATCGGTTTATGGTGTTGGCGTAACAATGTCCACTGTTTCGGGTGTTCCAACCATAACAATAACAATGGACACGTCAAAACTTTATGCGCCACAAACTAATTTAAGTTATGGCAACAATGGCGGCACGGCGGCCGGTGCAACCATATTGCAATTGGCCTATATTTTGCAACAAGCCTTAAATTCTGGAGTTTGCCCTTTACCTTTTAACTTTTCTTATACGGTTGCAATTATATGATTGAAATGTTTGCCAACAATGCGGTTTCGAAATTGGCCATTGCCATTAGTTCAACCGCCACTGCAATAACCCTTAATACGGGTGACGGCGCACTATTTCCCAATCCGTCATCTGGGTATTTTTTTCGCTTGACATTGGTCAGTGCGGTAAACGGAAACACTGAGATAGCCTATTGCACGGCGCGTTCCGGTGATGTTTTGACCGTGCAAAGAAACCAAGAATCCACGCCATATACGGTTGCGGCGGGATTATCTACTGGCAAAGGCTTTGCTTTTGCGGTGGGTGATGGTGCGGCTTTAGATATTACGGCAGGGATGATGGTCAATATTTATTCCCCTGCATCAGACCAGCAAAATGTTGTCAGAGCGGCAAATGACACGGGGGCAGTCAATGCTATAGCCATAGCGTTAAACCCGACTATGGGAACAAGTACAACATTTACCAAAGTAATTTTTAAGGCCGCGCACACCAACACAGGCAGTTGCACCATCACCATAAATGGTGGCACAACTTATGCCCTAAAAGGGCTGTCTGGTGCGGCGTTGGTGGGCGGTGAAATACAAGAAAATGCCATTGTGGAAGCGATATTCAACGGCACGGCTTATTACATCACTTCGGCGGTCAATGCAGCCACAACGGCGTTTAATGGGCTTACAATGCCCACAAAATCAATTAGCGACAATAGCACTAATGGGGCAAGCACGGCGTTTGTAAATAATTTTGTTAGCAATGCCTTGAATCCCTACGCATTACAAACAACCGTAGGAAATTTGGAAACATGCCTTAATTCGGCTACCGGAACAACATTGACAACCAGCGCATTTGGCAGCGCGGTACAATTGGGCGGTGCATCAACTATAACCCATGTTCCAACACCGGTTGGTAATGGCGGGGCAACTCTATATTTTTTTAATAATAGCGGCGTAAACCAAACGTTACAAACGGAAACAGGTAATTTTTTCTTTAATGGTGCGTCTGGTAATGTTTTAACGCTTGCGAAGGATGAATCACTATTATTAATTGGCGATAATTACAATTGGTGTGCTTTTGATGGGAGCTGGGTGGTGGCTCAGGCTTTGGCGGGGTATGTGTCGTCAAGTTCATTGACGACCATATTGGAGAGTTACGAGACGATAGCTGCGTTAGCTACGACGTTAGCCGGGTATACGCAGTTGAGTCAAGCGATTGGTTTAAGCCAAAGTTACAATGTTGTGACGGGTAGTCGGTCGGCAAATACGATTTATACTAATACGGGCACTAAGCCGATGACAGTTATGATTTCGTTGACGTTCAGCTATAACGTTGCCGGTACAGCCACGGCCCAGGCTGGCCCGTCGGGCAGTTTGGTTAATTTACTGTATTCGACTTATTCGACTTTGACATCACTGTTCCCATCATTTAGTTTTATTGTCCAGCCTGGGCAAAAGTACCAGCTAGTGACAACTGGAACTTTAACAATTAATAACTGGTCGGAGATGAGCTAATGACTTATTTTACTGATGCAAATAATGCGCTTTATTTTTTGGATACAGCCGACGCTCAACATTATGACCAATGGCTGCCCCCTGGTGTGACGGCTATCACCGATGCGGAGGCGGCGTTGATACAGAACCCGCCGCCGACACTAGCACAGGCCCAGATTGCTAAATGCCTAATCATTGAAGCGGCGGCATCGAATGCCATTATCAATGGCATTCCTTCATCAGCACTGGGCGTTGCTCATATTTATCCGAGCGGACAGGTTGATCAGATGAATTTAACGGCACTGGTACTGCGTTCGACGCTGCCCGGTTTCACATCTGCAATGGCCAAAACATTGGATGCTGGGTGGTTGTCCCATACTGCCGCCCAAATCCAGCAAGTGGGTATTGATGTGGAGGCGTTTATCTCAGCTCAACTTCAGCATAGCGCAACTCAGCAGGCTGCCATTATGGCCGCTACTACTGTTGCTGAGGTTCAGGGGGTGGTGTGGTGAATCACGATAGTTTTTTTGGCTGGGCAATAACTGCGTTGGCTTCTGGATGGCTGGTGCTGATTGATTCGGCTGAGCATTTTTTGACGACCAACGGACAGCTGATTGCTTTGGGTTGCACGATTGTCAGCACGAGCTGCACGTTTTTGAATTACCGTGAAAATGTGAAGCGCAACAGGGGCAAATAATATGCCAGCAGCGACCATAAACTTACCGGCAATTGAAAAATATGCCAGTTACAATGTCCCTATTACATTATCCAGCGATTTTTGTAATGGAACACCCATTGATTTAACAAGTTGCACGGCAGATATGATGCTAAGGGCCACGCTAAGTGGTGCGGACGTGTTGGAATTTAGCACGGCAAACGGAAAAATAACCATTCCTACGCCAACAAATGGCACGTTAAATCTTGTATTGACAGCATCCCAAACGGCGGCGATTACAGCAGGCACTTACCTTTATGATCTGTTGGTGACATTTCCAAGTGGCGTTGTGACGCGATTTATCCAAGGAACGGTTACAGTTGTTGACGGCGTGACCCATGCCTAATGTTATAGAACCCCAAGAAACCGTTATTGTTTATGTTTCGATTCCGCAACCGGTTGCGGTAACTGTTGGCGTAAATCCAATAACGGCAATAACAATAGGTGAACAAGGCCCGCCTGGGGTTGTTGCATTAACCACTAACGGCAATAATGGTGCAGCCACTTTTAGCGGCGGCAATTTGAATGTGCCAAATTACACATTGTCTGGACTTGGTGGGCAGCCAGCATTAGGCTATACCCCCGCCAATAAAGCGGGCGACACATTTACCGGGAATATCATTGCGCCAAACCTGTCTGGCACTAACTCCGGAGATGAAACAAACGCCACAATCATAGCCAAAATTGGTTATACGCCCGCCAATAAAGCGGGCGACACATTTACCGGGAATATCATTGCGCCAAACCTGTCTGGCACTAACTCCGGAGATGAAACAAACGCCACAATCATAGCCAAAATTGGTTATACGCCCGCCACATCCATTGCGCTGGCAACTGAATCAACTAATCGGACAAATGCCGACGCGGCGTTAAGCGGGCGCGTTGGGGTGTTTGAGTCGGGCGGCACTAGCGCTGTCGGGTTGTTAAACGGTTTGACTAACACAGCAGCATCCATTGTGGCAGCAATCAATGCTGTTGTGTCGTCATTGTCCAGTTATGCCACAACATCAGCATTAAACAGCGCAATTAGCGCGTTAAGCACCGTTTATGCCCCTATAAACGTGTTGGTTAGCCAATTATCAATAACGGCTGCAAATGGTTTGACAGGCGCAATAACAGCCACTGGGAATAATGCGGCAATCAGGTTAGGAACAACAATAACTGGATTGCTTAAGGGGGATGGCACGGCAGTTAGTGCAGCAATAGCGGCAACGGATTATCAAGCCCCGGCTGTGACATTAACATCTAACGTGTGGTATTCCGTACCGTCTTTGTTTCGTTTGATTTTTAATGGCACGGGCAATATCAGCATTGACACGACCGACACGTCGGGAAACGTGGTTACGGGCGCGTTTGTTTACATAGAGTCCGGCGCGTCAAACGATACGCACACTTATTTGTCTGAATCGGTCAAACAGATTAGAGCAATTTTTGGCAGTGGCGTGACGGTGGCGTTAGTGTCATGAAGGAAATCAATAATATTGCCGGTGGTAAGTTTAAGCCACCCATAAGCACAGTAAACGGGCTGCTTGCGCCTTTTTTGGGGGCTGGCACTTGGACTGCAACACAATCAGGCACGACGATAACCGTCACTGGGTCTGTGGCGCACAATATCCCTTCTTCAGCGGCGGCGCGGATCAGCAATAAGGGCGTTGGGTGTTTCCTTAAATTCGCAACAAACACCAGCAATTTAGTAACAGGTTGGTTTAATAATATCGTTGTCACCAGCACCACCAGCTTTACAGTGCAATCAGCAATTAGCCAGACAGTTTCAACGGCTATTTCATTGGTATCGTTGGTCGGTTTGCAAACGCCGTTTATACCGATGGCTATTCAGATTCCCCCAAACACCATGGGGGCCGGTAGCGTTGTCACCACTAAATGCTTTTTGCAGATACTTGGTGGCAGTCTGGTAACGGCGAGAAACACAGGTGTCATGTTAGGTGTTGGGACAGGTGTTAATGGTATTGGTGGATATAATTGTTTTTTTAACAGTGCATTTACTGCTGTAACCGATTCTAACTATGCAATGGTTTCTGAAGTTTCTTTTTTAAATAATGTATCAGACTCGGACTTTTACACTATGGGCGGTATTAGCGGATATACCAAAAATACACAACTAACGCTTTACACATCGCCCTTGCTTTATATTAAACCATCTGATGGATTTAATATTGTTTTTAATTGCAACACCACCATTGCACAAAATGATTGGGTATTGTTGTTAGGGCTATACGTGGATGTAACCGTATGACAAGCTTAGTCCCGCAAAATCTAAACAAATCAACAGGGATGTATGGCGTAAATAAATCAGTTACAGTGTCTAATGATTTTTTTGGGTTTAATGTCCTTAATTACCCAGTTGCACAATATGGAAGCGTTACTAGCGCACCTACAATACCCTATTCGATTTTTAGAACCCACGATTGCGGTTATTTAAAATGGTGGGATATACAGCCGACAGCCAGCAACGTTTTTATATGGAGCAATGCCGACACTATTTTAAATTATTATTTGAATGCTGGAAAAGATATTTTATTTACGCTCTACGGAACACCAACGTGGGCTAGCAAAAGACCCGCAGAGGCATTATCCCCGTATAATGTACTTGGCGGTAGTGCCGAACCGGAAAACATGAATGATTGGGCTAATTATTGTATCGCCGTTGCAACCAGATACCCTACAATAAAATATTTTGAGGTTTGGAATGAGCCAAACCCGTTTGTTGTTTTTGTATTGTCAGGTAGTAGCGGCAGCAATACAATAACATTGGCAAATACATTTAACAGTGGGTTAATAACTGCGGGGATGTTGGTGTCACCTAATGCCTTAGGTATTCCTGCAAATTGCATGGTTACTGGTGTATCAGGTTTGGTAGTGACGTTATCAACTAATTTGACAGCTAATATTGCTAACCAACAAATAGAGTTTAGCCCTTATTTTACACGCACTTGCACTGGCACTGCTGGAAGCAACTCATTAACGGTAAATAACGGAACAAACATAGTGGCCGGTGCGTATTTGTCGCTTAATAGCGCCCAATATATAGTGCAATCAATATCAGGAACTACCGTTACATTAACCAGCAATTTGGCAACAACGGTTTCTGGTGTTACAGGAACATTTACATACCAAAAAACCAATTTATTTTTTACGGGTTGGCGTGAAAATCTGGCAACAATGGCACGGGTTGCCAATATTGCAATTAAATCAGTAAATCCAAATGCAATTATTTTGTCGCCACCATCAGGACAAGTTTCGTCGTTTTTTTACCCCAATGTTTATTCAATGCCGGGTAATGATTTGACGCAAAACATAGAAAACCACCCGGCTCTTTATACGAGCCAAGTGGCGTACAATCGCGTTACGCAAATATTGACGGCAAAAGATGTTTCTGGATTTTATTATAATGGAACGACTGGCTCAGGCACTCAAGTGTCAGATTGGGTGGACGTTATTGCAGAACATTTATATATTGCTACGGATTTTGAATATCAAAATGTATGTTATTTAAAGTATTTATTCAGCTGGCTAGCCTTTGCAGGCATTAACAAACCTGTTTGGAATACTGAACAAGGTATAGACACAACGCTTAGTGCTAGCGATGGATTAATAACACAACGCTTGACGCGGGCAATCGTACTGCCAGTTCTTTGCGGATGCATAAAGTCAATTTATTACGGCTGGGATTTTGGCGGGTTTGCTATAAACAATTTAAGTGACACTGTTAAAAATGCGCTAACCAACAATATAAATTTTGTAAAAGGTAAAACTTGTATAAGATTGTTAATCCCGTATGACGGCGGCTCAATAACTGCTTATTTTACAGATGGTTCATCATTGGTTTTTTAATATGGATACTGATTGGTACGATTTAAGGATGGCTGTCACCGCACAATGTGAGTTGATTGACCAATGCTATTTTGATGCGCTTTATGCGGATATTGAATACACTAATTTAGGTGGCGTAACACAGATGTTTCAGGCAGACCCAGCCAGTTTAGTTGTGATGATGCAAACCATTATTGGCAGTGGTGGCAGCCTAATTAACGGGTTTGTGTGGGGAGCAAGTGACAATTCGCAAGTGCCGTTCACATTTGCAGATTTGCAAGGGTTGGCAAATGCAATCTATATGCGTGGCAATGGGTTATATTTTCACCAACAAATGAAAAAAGCGGAAATACGGGCGTGTACGGATGTTGAATCGGTTAGTTTAATTAATTGGTAGGAGTTTTTATGTTTGGAATAGATGATGCAATAGCGGCTGGTGCGAACCTGATCACTAAGATTTTGGACAAGGTTGCACCGGACGCGGATGAAGCTGAAAAGGACAAGTTGACGTTGGCCTTGACGGAAATGCAAAACGAGTATGCCGTTACTTTAAGGCAAATTGACGTTGACAACACTGAAGCGGCTAACCCGCACTGGTTTGTGGCCGGATGGAGGCCGTTTATCGGTTGGGTGTCAGGATTGGGGATTGGCTACCAAGTGCTTTTGGCGCCTATCCTGAACGGTATATTGGTTTCTTTTGGCATACCCGCCCCGTTCCCTTTAGTGGACACCAGCTTGCTGCAAACACTGATTGGCGGCATGTTGGGGTTAGGGTTGGCGCGTAGTTATGATAAGGCCAAGGGCGTTGACACAACAGGATTAACAAAATGAGAACAATAGCAACTTTAATTGTATGTTTATTTTTTAATGTTTCTTTTGCAGAAACAAAATTAGGCATAAATATTCAGGGTGCGTGTGATTGGTGTTGCGACTACACGTTTGTGGATACAATGAAGCAAGCCCGTGGTTTCGCCAATTTAACAAACCCGGCAAACCCGCTGACAAACCCTGCGCCAGTGGATAGCAAAGGCTGGCCCATGCAGGATTTCGGTGTGTTCTTTGCCAGCTTTGGTACAGACCCGTTAAACCGTCCGCTTAGCCAAACCAACCCCAGCTTTTTTGGAACGTACACGCTAAGCTTTAATGGGCAAGCGACATTAGGTTCACAAGGGTGCAATAAGTTCACCAACAAAATTTATAATTCGATAACAAACACGACAACGGCTCAACTTAATGTCGATACCACGTGTGTGCAGATTGATGTTGAATTTACCGGCACAAAACGGACTGCAACAAGTGCTACAAACACTGGTTTAACTAATATCCAATTGTTGCGTCCTGGCTATGCACTTGGCACTACACAAGTGTTTACTACCCAGTTTTTAACTGCACTACAGTCTTTCAGCACTATCCGTTTTATGGCCATGCTGGACACTAATGGCAGTGTTGTTAGTAGTTGGTCGGAAAGAACCCCACAATACATGCCGTCACAAAAACTCAACACAGTAAACGGGGTAGGCAGCAAGGCTATTTTGTCGGGTGTATCTTGGGAATATATTATCCAACTGGCTAACCAGACCAATAAAGACATTTGGATCAATATCCCTGAAGGCGTGGACTTGACCGACCCAACCAGCAGTAACTATGTGACCCAGTTGGCTACTTTATTGAAGAATAATCTTAATTCAAATATTCATGTTTATGTTGAATATAGTAATGAGCTTTGGAACACTCGTTTTACCCAGGCAGCCGCAAACTACAGTTCGGCCAGCTCTGAAGTAAATTCTGGTGCTGATAAGACTTTAAACTACGACAGTATCAATGACCCGATGTATTGGGCTATGCGCCGTATAGCGCACCAGACTTTACGCATTAGCCAACTGTTTGCAGGTGTTTATGGTCCATCCGCCATCAACACCACCATCAGACCTGTCTATGCCAATAGCTACCAGTCACCGTTCTATGCTGAAGATGGTTTAGAGTACCTGTATAAGGTATTTGGCACACCGAAAAATTACCTTTACGCCATAGCCAGTGCGCCGTATTTTGGCATAACTTCAAGCTACACAGATGTGAACAGTTTTTTTACGTCAATACTGGGAGGGGCAAACAACGTGGTGCCTGGTTTTTCAGGTACACCGGCTTATAGCGGGGTCTACCCACTATATACCGGAATAACTTACCAAAGCCTTGCCAACTATGCCCAACTTAAGAATATAAGTTACGAAGGCGGCCCGGATGTTAGCGCACTAACAAACCAAGCCATACCAGAACTGGCAAATAATGACCAACGCATGGGTAACTTGGTGAAAAATTATTTGGCTGACGCATTTGATTGTGGAAATGATTTGTTTATGTTCTTTGAACTGCAAGGCAGCACAACTGACCCGCTTGCCGTTTATCATGATTTTGCTGTACCAACTCAGAAAAGCAATGCCCTTTTATCATTTGATCGGCAAAAAAACACATGCAAGCAAGCAATAAATTTTTAGGCCGATAAATGAACGCATACGCATTGTTACAAAA